AATCAGAATTACTTAAAGACCATTCTTTATAGACCTTAAAGTTTCTTTTACTTATATTCGATTTTGGTATAGTTTTTAACATACAAAGGTTTCTCCTCTATATAAATATATTGAAATAAAAAACCCCACTCGTGGTGGGGTTATTTAAAATTATAAGTTTATAGATTAGAAATCAAGTTTTACTTTGATTAATACTTCCTTATCAAATGATTTTGGAACTGGTTGTGATGTTTTAGCCACCGCAATAAGTTCGTTAGCATCACTATATAATCCAACTGTTGTAATAAATGTTCTTGGGTCTTTTTCAAAAGTTGATTCTGCAAAAGAATTATCTGAACCAGTTACGAATGTTGGGTTATTAGAATAATTATATTCTCTGTTTGTTGCTCTTACGAAGTAATGTGAAGTAGAAACGTTTTCTGTTCTTCTTGCTTCAAAATCATTACCACCTTTAATTGCATTGTGTAATAAGAAATGATTTTTAGCTTCTGCATTTACTGCCAAAGAAACTGATGCATTATCTGCATTATTTTTATCAATTGATGTTCCTATTAAACTATGAACAGCAGTTGGGTTAAGAACAACTAATCCTTGTTCTGGATAGAATAAACCTAAACCTTGACCATTTGAAGCCGTAAGTGAGTTTACAGTTGCTGCATTTTCTGTTCCTAAATTAAGTGAACCACTACCTACATTAAATACTCTTCCTGCCTTTCCAACAGTATCATCAAATTTCTTACCACTATCATCAATTAATGTAGAGATTCCAGCAGAACCACTAAGTTTTAATGACCAGTTTCCTGCATCCATTTTCTCTTTGTAACGGGCACGAGCTACATTGATTACATAGATACTATCGGAATCGTGTGTTCCAGCTGCAGATGAAGAAAAGAATGTAAATTTACTATCATCTTGGTCTAAAAGAATTGATTTGTATTGAGCATAAGTTGCTTTAGATGCTAATGTAGATGAATCAGAGTTTGCTAATGATATAGAACCCTTTCCTTCTCTGTGTCCATAAGCAACTGCATATTGTATTGCTGCTGATGAATCAGATGATGGATTTTTATCATATACATTTAAGTAATAGTTTGAACTTGCTGCTGATGCCTGAGTTGATGAAGTAAAGAAAGTATTTAAACTTCCAGTATCTCCACTCCAAAGACCAGTAGTAACAACTTCTACTTTACCTGTAATTTGGTCGAATTCTCCAAATCTCTTATAGATACCATTGGTGATTTGTCCACCACTTGCACCTAATTTATCACCACCACTTAAGTATTGGTTAATGATTTCTGTTAATTGTTCAGAAGTAAGGTTACCTTGATTACCGGATAAATAATTCGATAATTCTGCTGATAAATTTACTCCTGCTTGTCCGTTTATTTGTGCCATTTTATTTTCCCCTTATTAACTAGATACATATGTTACTGTTACAGGAATAGTTTGTGAACCACCTGTTTCGTTACCATATACTGTAATTGTTGATTTAATTGTTGCCGTTATATTAGGATTAGGAATAAACGTAAATGTTAATCCTGTTTCAATTGCAGCGGTTGTTGTAATTTCATCACCTAGGAATGAAGGTACTGTTCCTGCTGAGTTTGATAATCCTGTACCAACGATTGAACCAGCATTCTTGTTAGAAAGAATGATAGTATATCCACTCTGAGTGTTACCACTTGGTGAAGTTGTTGGTGTAAGTGAAACCTGTCCACTTTCTTGGTTTACTGATATTGAAGGGATACCAAATTCTACTTTAGGAATTTTAGTTGTTCCTTTTGGTAAAGTTACTAATTTATATCTTAGTACTTGTGTTTCATCTGGTGATGCTTCAGTAATCGGAATTGCTTTAATTGCCGAATCATAATAAGCACTACCTTTTGGATGTGCTGGTTCATAAAGGGTATAATCTACCTCGTCATCGCCTAATGCGAACTTGGTAATGTTTAAACCTTGTCCAGCTGCTAACTTCTCCCTACCCTTCTTTGTAAGAATAGCATCTACTGTGATTTCGGTATTATCTAAATAAGCCATAATTTAAATTCCTTGTTGTTGTAATGTTGTTATTCAATATATAAATATAACTAAATTATAAAATCGGTTATTCTACTTCTAAAATCGGTTCTCCACTTCCTCTACCACTATCAGAAACTTTTAATGTATTCGGATTAGTTGTAAATGAAACAACAGGTGAACCACCATCTATTGTAGTTGCACTTGTTTGTTTTGAACCATTAAAAAATGAATTTTCCATACCACTTGTCAAATCTCCTGTGTTTCTATAATGTGTTGGGAAATATCCATTTAATGGAGTAACTGCTACCACATCTCCACTTACAGTTGGGTCTGATGATTCATTTCCATCGGAACCAGTAAATGGTAAAATATTTACTTTATATCTATGTTGTGTTGTTGATACAAATTGTCTTCCTTTTGAAGAATCATTTGAATCTATATTTTCTGGTATATCAATACTATATTGTTCTTTTAATAAATGTACTTTAACTCTATCTTTTACAATATTACCATTTATTAATCGTGAACGAATAGAAACAGAACCATCTCCAAATAAACCAAATCCAGCAACAGATAATGAATCTACTTCCATTCCAATTTGTTGATAAGCCGTTGAATCATACTCTCCTTGTACTGAGCCTGTTATCTGTGCATTAATGTTTATTTCAATTCCTCCCATAGTAGAACCTGAATTTATTGTGATAAATCCTTTTTGTTCCCCATCATCGGTAAATGAATATACACCAGTTAACCCTTGATTTTCTGCTACTAAATTTAAATCATTTTCTGCATTTATACTACCTGAATATTGTGGATTAGTTCCATGTAAATTTACATCTTCATCTACATCTAAACTTGCAGAATATTGTGGATTAGTTCCTCCTATTTTTACATCATCTTTTACTTTAATAGAAGTTTCATGATAATTTTCATCACCACTTGGTTTTTTCCATTGTGTTTTACTTCTTTCAAGAATATGTGGTTCTATTAATAATCCACTAGAAACTTTGGCTCTAGCAGGTACTAATGATTCCAATACATCGAATAATGATTTATCAATATATCTTACAAGTTGTATATACTCATAAATGTTTAGTGAGTATCTATCAAAATAATAATTTCTTAAATCTTTTAATTTTTTATATTCACCCAAGTATTCATCTCGTGGGTCTCCAATATAGTTATCAATATTGAAATCACCAAGTGAACGCAATATATCCATGTTTATTTCTTTTGTTGGAGAAAAGAAGAATCCTAGTTTATTTGAATCTATTGGTGCTTGGTCAAATGATTTCTTAGTTGCTCTAGTTTTGTAATTTAAATCAGATACTAATGTTTGTGTTTCAAATCTAACTTTATTTCCTACACTAAATCCACTTGATGGAACAGTAGCTGTTACATCTCTATCATACGGAGTGTACTGATATGGATAAGATGTTTGGTTCGTAAATCCACTTGCAACTGATGATGTTGCATATGTTCTTATTAAAGAAACATTTTTAATATCAACATCTCCACTTGAATGTCTGTTTTTTGGATATTCAAAATCATTTCTAAATATCAAATCTTCAGTAGATGATGATACATGATTACCATCAATTGCATCAGGTAATAAAGCATGATTATCAATTCTCGATGAAGATAATGGAGTTTTCCATAATCTAAATTCATCAAAGTTCCCATTAAAAGAAGTTGAACCAATTTTTATTTCACTACCACTTGTCCACGCTTTTGTAGAGTTAAGTGTTGTACTTAAATCTGTTCTCAATCTTTCTTGGAATCCTTCTTTAACATATAAGTTAAATGAATCTCCTCCTGTACTACCAGATGTTCTTGTTACTGTAAGGTTTACATAATCTCCATTAAATAATGGGAATGTATCAGTAGAACTAGAATCACTACCCACAATAAGTTGTGCTTTGGCAAGTGAACCAGTATCTTTAATAATATTAACTGACCATTGTGAACCACTTATTAATTGTTGGTCTTGTTTTGTTGTTGTACTAATTCTAAATTCTACTGTATTTGGAAATTGTGAATTACCACTATATTGTTTCCATGGTACAGTTATAGCAGCTGCTCCACTTAAGTTTATTGATGCCGTTCTATCTTCAAATGTAAATTTAGTTGTACCTGATTGTGATGGGTCTTTTGGCCCACCAAATTCCATTATAGTTAATAAGGATGCAGGTACACCATAACAACTCAATGCAGCATGTACAGCTCTCTTAGTACCTTTATTTTTATATAAGTAAGGTAAGTTATTTAGTAATCTTCTCCATACTTCATTTTGTCTATCCTTACCACTCATTGATGATACTGTTGTACCATCTGAATGTTTACCAAATGCATATTCCCACAAGAATTGTGATTGTACTCCCATATCAGCATCCCAACCAAGAGATTCTAACATATGATATACAAGTTCACTTGATACACCAATTTCTTTTTTATGTTCTGTTTTTTTAGATTGAGATACTCCTCTGATATAAGTCCATATTGTATCAAAGTGTTGTCCAATCATATCAAAGAAAAGAACATATTCACTATTTTTAAAATCATCAGTAACATGAGCGGGTAGGTTATAACTCAATCGTGATGTATTCTGTTTATCAAATTCATGTGCACTAACAACCGCACTATCGTACCAACTTGTTACTATAGCATCACTAGATGTTATTGCAGTTCCATTTACATTAAAAGGATATGTCCATGAATTTGCATCATTTGTTGTAAACTCAGATGATGAAGTGAATAAGAATTTTTCAAATGAATCAAATCCTCTTTTTGTTTCATTTATTTTGTTTAATTGAGAATTTGCTTCATTTAATACAGATAACGAACCTGTCCATCCTGTAATACCTGAACCTGATGTTAGTTGATTATATCTATATTCATAATTTTGAATTAATTTTACTTTATAAACAAAGTTTTCTACTCTTTCTTCAGCAGATGAGTATTTTACAAAATCTTTCCAATTATATTCTTGTATTCCTGTTTCTTTGATTATATTTCCTGAACCAGAGTATTCTTCAAAAAGGTCTGTTGAACTAGATACAAATAAAATATCAAGTTTATCTTGTGTAAAGTTAGAAGAAGATACAAATTGATTAACCAAATCACTAGATGTAGTTGAACCACTTGTAATTAAATCATCAAGAATTTGATATCCAATATCATCACTTACATCTAAATCAAAATTAGGAGTAAGTGGATTACATACTTGTATAGAATTATCTACAATAGTAATCTGGTCTATAATTGGTATAGATTGTATTTTAGAAAGCCAAATAGAATCATTTACATTAACTGCTTTATCTAATGGTTCATATAATTTTAATACTACTGTTTTTTCTGTTGATACCTTAACATCTTTATTAATATCTTCCTGATATTCGTATTTAGAAAAAGTTTCTTCATCGATTCCCCAAGTTGAAACTAGTTCATTATTACCATTTCCTAAATGTAAGTAATGAGTTAAGAATTTAGATTCATCTGATTTAAGGGAATCAACATCTACATCAGCTAAAAAGGCTTTTCTTAAATCAGCAATCAATGTACCTCTTCTAAGTTTTAAGTCTCCTTTATCAAAAGTAATATTTATTTTTTCATATTTACCTTCTGTTACTTCATTACCTTCAAGATTAGTTGGAATAAGTACTAAAGTGAATTGTACTTTATCTATATTCTCTTGTGGTTTATTTTTTAATTTATTTAATACATCACCTACCTTAAACTCTGCTATTCCTGATGGTTCAAATTGTCCTAATAAGTTTGAATCTTCTTTTTTATCAATATAAATCTTAACAAAGTTAGTGTTTACTGATTGCCAAGATATTTTGAAAGGAACATCATATTCTTTGAAATCAGCTCCCTTTATATTTTGTGGGTAGTTGATATTTGTAATATCTGGCCCTTCTAATATTTCTTCACTAAATACATTTATTGTAATTTTAGCATATTCACCAGTACCACCCTTTTCAGATATAGGTTGTAGATATAGTTCATATAATCCCAATCCATTTATAAAATCTTCTTTATTTAAAACAACCGAACCTGATTTATCGATTCTTCTTTCTGTTTTTCCTAAAGTAAATCCAACATAATCAGAATATGCCGTTGAGTATGGAATTTTTAAGCTAATACCAGCCGCAATATTATATTTAAGATTAGTTAAATCAACTTTAATAAGAGGATTACCATCTTGAGGTACATCTACGATTGGTTTTGATTCTATAAATACTTTAGTTAAACCAGAAGTTAGTGGTATCTTAGTATCATATGTTGTTAAAGTTCTAGCGTCTTTTCTATCAGGATAAGTTATAGTATATGATATTCTATGTTTTGTTACATCTCCTTTATGAAATAATTCAATATAAGAAGTTGAATTTTCAAACCCATCAGTACCAGGTTGTCTTAATTTTAGTAAATCATCTTCTTCAAGAAGACCTTCAGTTCCCCAAGATGTTCTAAAACCAACAAGACCATTGAATGCAATATCTGCTTCCATTTCTATATCAATAGGTGTTGGGTCAGGTATTACAACTACATTTTTAAATTGAAAATCTAAATTAGCAGCAAATACTTTTTGTGAAACAACTAGATTTTCAACTGGTTTGGTTGATGGTTGTTCAACCCACCTACCATCTATTCTTTTTTCTATTAAAAATTCGTAAAAACTAAACTTAGTACTACCAAATGAAAATCTTGGTAGTGGTTTTGGTTGTGGTTTTATAAATGGTTTTGTAAATCCAAGAAATAAATCATCTCCTCTAACTGCAAGTTCTTCACGCCCATCAAATCTAAAATTATTATTAAATTGTGGTTTTATTTGGTCAAACTTTAAATAATCTTTAGTAATAGGAACATAGTCTAGTTGAACATCTTCAGGTACTAGTGGTTTTATTTCTTTAACTATACTATTTAATTTAGAAGTAATTCTATATGAATCATCTGATATTTGTTCACCTCTTTTTACAGTAACTATTACTGGTTTAATACATTCTTTTGCATTTAAGGATATTTTTTTAGATGAAGAATTAAATTCTGTATTTTTTGAATTAAAAAGAACATCAAATCCTTTTTTATTAGAAGATGTACTTAATAATATAGTTGCATTTTGGGTTTTTATTGGCGGTTCATATTTACATACAGAATTATTAGCAGTAGTTGCTCGTGGATTGTAGTTAATCGCAGTTCTATCCATACACCCACTAATAATAGGAATATCTTTAGTAGGAGAACCTACTCCACCACCTCCACCAGAATCTAAATTATCAGACAGAACATCATCGACAATATCATTTTGTCCTCCAAATCCTAAATCTGAATTTGGATTATATTGTTCATCGAACTGAAATATTTTCCTTTTAATCGCCATGTTTATAAATATCCTACCCTACTTTTTATCTGTATTGTTCTATGTTTAAATTTTCTCTATCTATTACTACATCTCCTTGACCAGGAGTTGGTATATTTCTACCGCCGCCTCCACCACTACTATTACTGTTATTAGTTGATGGTCTATTAGGTGGTGTTGGTGTACTTCCACATACACCTCTTCTTGTTATTTTTAATCCTGATACTTGTGTTACTGTTCCTTCTTGAGCACAAACTATAATACTATCGCCAGGTAAAAGTGCAGGAAACTGTACAAGTTGTCCTACTTGATTTTTATATGTTGAAGTTATTGTTTGGCCTGTTCCTCCTCGACCAGATGCTAGTTCAAAATTTGATATCAAACTAGTATATCCATATTCTGAAGAACCCTGTCCTCTAAAAGATTGATTCTCTATGAGGTTAGGTCTGATAAATGAACTTTCTCCTGAATTACTTATATTGGTTATACTATATTCTACTAAAGAAGGAGAAGTATCTATTTCTCTTATTTTTGGAACTTCTCTAACATCATCATTTAGTCCAAATTTTATTTGTCCTACATCGTGTGTAATTTCAAATGAATCAAATTCTACTCCTGATTGTGTACCTGCACTTACTCCATTTAATTTCCACTTTATACTAGCGGTAGAAGACCAAACATAATAAGTTTTAGTTACACTCTGAATAATTTCTTCATATCTACAACTACCATCACTTTCGGTAGCCAGACTATTATAATTTATTGCAGATGGGTCTGTACATCCTAATATAACAGGCTCTTCTTCTTTATATCTACATGAACCATCTTCTGTATTGGCAGATGGATTAAAGTTTTCTGCAGATGGGTCTGTACATCCTTTTACTTCTGCATCAATTGAATCTGGTTCTGTTGCAGAATATATAGAATTAGATGTACTTGATTTTAATATATTTTTTAAAGCATCTATTGTTATCTGTTCTTCTTTAGAAAGAATATTATCTTTCTGTATATCTCGTTTTGGTAAATAATATTCTAAAGAATTTATTAATGCAGTTTCTGCAATTCTTTTTATTTCATCTACTGATAATTCAACACAATCTAATTTTTCTTCAGAAGGCTTTCCATAGTTAGTTGAACTAATACTCCAATTTAATCCTTGTACAAAATACTTAAGAGATTCAATCCATTTATCTTTTACTTTTAATACAAATTCATCAAAGTTAGATATTTTAAATTCTTTCTTAATTAAGTTAATATATTTTGTACCATCTGTTTCTTTTCCTTTAGATAGTAAAATATATTGTTTTATTTTTTCTACACTACATGAATCAACATATTCTTGTATAGTATAAATTACATCATCTCTAAATGAAGATTCATTGGTAAAAATAGAATATCTTTTTTCTAAATCCTCATTTAATGAATCTCTTCTAATTGGTAAAATTCTAACTTCTGTTCTCGATGGTGAAATTTCATGTATCCACATTTTATTAGATTCAACTTCCTCAGTACCAACTCTTCTGTTTAATAAAGTTATTTGTGTTTTAAAACTACCATTTGAATATCCAGCATCTTTAATTAATCTTTCTAAGTCAACTACGAATTCTTGTGAATCTTTTGTATTCTTAGTAAAAGAATTAGTTGGTAAAGTTAAAAAATATTCTTTTGATTTTTCATAATCTAAATATATGTATCTTACTAACTTACCAGTATCACCTTGTGGCAATTGATTATTGTTTATATCATATAGTATAAATTCAATTACATCAGCACACCCCAACCCAAAGTTAGATTTAGATATTTCTTTTTCAAATACCTTTCTATCTTCGGAATCAACTAAGTATCCTTTCCTATCTACAATATTTTTAAAATCTTTTATTGCCATAATTTATTAATTACCTTTTCCACCACTTCTTAATTTTCTATAAAATCTTCCTAACATATCAAACGTTGTTCCATCTATCTTTAGAGTAATTTTATCATTGAATTTTTTTCTTCTTCCTTTTGGTGAAGATACCTTTCTAACTTTAGTTGCAGTTAATGTTACTTTACCAGGAGTACTACCACTTCTTGCTGGTATTGTTCCTGACATTTTACTAAAACCAATCCATGGGTCATCATGTCCACCGGCATCAGCTACAACAGTAAAAGAATATGATACTTCTTTTTCATCATTGAAGTTGAAAAGTTCTAAATCATTACCATTCGCCCAACCACAACTTTTTCTATTTGACCTAAAGTAGAATGTTCTTCCGTCATCAAGTTTTTCTTGGTCTCTAACATTATTTTCTGGTATCTTCCACGCATAATCACCTTCTTGTTTATATGAATTAGGAGGTCCACTTAATGAACGTAATATAGCAGTTTCTTCTTGTTGTGCCTCTTCAGCCGCTTCTGCCGCTTGTAAACTTTCTACTATTCCTTTTTGAGCTTCAAGTAATTCCTTCAAGGTATATTTTTGAGCTTGTAAACCTCTAACTTGTGCAGCCAAAGAAACTCTTTCAATACCCTCTTTCGTACCTTTTATAATTGCAGTTGAAAAATCTCCAAGTAAATCTGAATATCTTGCATTTGTTTGAGCTGCTTCATTTTCTGCCGCAGATTGTTGTAATTTCGCAGAATCCAATTCTTCTAATGCCAAATCTAATTGAGATTTAAGGCTTTCTATTTCAGATTCTAATGTTGATATTTGTAAATTTAATTCTCGTATTTCATCTTGAGCTGCATCATATTTTTCTTGTAAATTATCATATCTTGATTTTAAGATATAATCTTTTTTATTTAATTTACGTTTTTTTATTAACTCATCTACCTTTACATCAATTGCCTTTTTTAATTCCTCTTCATTATATTTAGGTTTTACTAAATCAGCTGATGTTTCTCCTCCATATGATTCTTGCTCTACTTTTATAGGAATTTGCTGTTCGTTTAATTCTTCTTTTAACTTAGGGGATATTGGTTTGGATTTTTTTATCGGCTTAGTTCCAAATGGAACTTCTTTTTTCTTTTCATCAGGTCTGATTTCTTTACCATCTATTTTATTGACAAGAATATGTCCTTTCGTATCTCTACGAACTGCCTTTGAACCCTTTTTGACAAGTTCATCAATTCTAAATTTATCCTTTAAAGCCATCTCTTTACTTTTCTACTGTAAATGTTAAATCTTTATCACTAAAATATTCTACCACTCCACTTCTTACAGTTTTTATTTCAATATAGTAATCTCTATTATATTCAAAGTTATTTAAATTTAATTTAAAATAGTTACCGATTGCATCACAACTAACCTTTGTATAGTTATCGTTAAATGGTACTACTACTTCATCTGTTACTATATCTTTAATTTGATAATAAGTGGTTGATGGTAAATACTTTACATCAGTATAAGCATACTCGTTGGTGTAGGTTTTAAGAGGATATTTCTCTCTTCCAAAAACTCTAATTGTAGGTTTACTTCCTCTTTTATATACTGTTTTTAGTCTTTTAAATGTTACATGAATATCATCGGCAGTTAATGCACTAAGAGAACCAGTTATAAATGATGAATCATCCCAACCAATTCGTAACTTAGGTTGGTATATAGTATTTGTTTCTTTTGAAAAGAATTTTAATTGGCCATAATCAACTGTATCATTTTCTTTAACCGAATCGTGTTTTAGAATCCAACCTTGATTTGGTATAGTACCAGCAATCCAAGAAGTAATCGAAGGTAATACATTCATACTAATATCACTTGTTGAATATGAAAACTCTTGAGATGATGATGAGCCTGTGTACCAAGTTCCTCCCTTTCCATTAAACGAACCAGTCGTTCCACTTGCAAATCCATTTCCTAACCAATTAGTAGTTGTTGTTCTTTTGTTCCAACTACATCCATCAGTTGATATATCATCAAATCGTGTTCCGATTCCCACATCCCAAGATTGAGAAATAGGATATGCATAAATTGTATAATCAGTAGGAATTTCACTTCCTTCGCTTTCGTTAAGTATTAAATGAGCCGAACTCATTGTTACTTCACCACTTGCAATAGAAGCAGATAATGGAGTGGTATCTATTTTAATTAACGTATGAGCTACATCTTTTAAGTTACCATAATAAGTTTTAGATATTTCTAATATCTCATCCCTACCTGTATTTTGAGTAGGTTGTTGTAAATAAATTGTTGAATCTTTTGATGCTGTTACGAAATAATACATTATACAACCCTCCCTTTTATATCCTTGTTTGGAAATTTAATCTCAAACACAGAAGGGTCTACTGATGGATATACCATCTTACCTTTTGTTGCTTGTGATATATTATATGAATTTGTAGAGTAACTTCCATTACATTTATTAGTAATTTCACATTTAGGTACTGATTGTACTCCCTCTACTCCTGCCAATAATAATTCTATTTCAGATATATTAATTGCCATATTGAAAGTCCAATTATCGATATTAAAATATTCTTTAAGTTCACCTATACACTTAGTAAGAACTTCTCTTTTGTTATATCCACCATAAACTCTAATTTCAAAATCAACACCTATGTTGATTATATAACCATCTATAATATTAACACCATCGGTTAACATTCGGTATTCTCCTAGATATGTTTTTAAGTTTTGTTTGATTGCAGTATTACTTGTTAATCTTTCCAAATTCTTATTAGAATTATATCCAAGAATATATAAGTTAATTGCAAATGGATTATTTTTTTCAGTTTGATTATTTGTTTTACTAGATAAAAACTTTTTTACTTCATTTTTTATTTCTTGTTGAGATAACTTTCTTTCTCCAAGTCCTGTTACTAAACTTGTAAACTCTTCCAATGAATCAGGATTAGATAATATTGATGTTGGTGAGTTATTATCAAGTTCTCCATCTGGTGCACAATATGCTTTTGCAATTCCACCAAATTTAGCTGGCATAGAAAGTGCTCTTACTTGATAATCTTTTCTTGTTACTGCTCTGTTTTGTGAACCAAAGTTTGCAAGTGAGTTTTCTCTAATTTCTTCAATCGTTTCTGCACCTCTACCACCTGTAGCAGGTACTTCGTTTTCTACAGCAACTGATTGTTTACCTTTATTATATAGTTTTAGTTCAGTTGGTGTAAACAATGTAGAATCATCATCATATTGAATTTGTGTAATACTAGTTAAATCTCCTTTTTTTACATTCGATTCAACTCCTCCTCCAACTAAGTATCTAACTGTTAGTGTTGTATTTGAAGGTGCTTGACCATATGATTTAGTTTTTAAGAAATTAGCTGGGTCAAATGAAGCTCCTAATTTATCTATTGATGATTGTAACCCTAACCCAACATTTTTAAAATTTGGTATTAGTGTTTCATCGTTTGTTGCAGTACCTCCACCAAATATAATTGTAGTTGTATTATCTGCATTTACTTGTGTTGTAAACCTTCTTGAAGTTTTTAATAATTTTAAAACACTTGGTACTGAAGCAGAATGTTGTTTTAAATCTTTATCATATTGTTCTGTATTTGGGTAATCAACATAAACCATCTCTTGTGCCAAATAAGGAACTTGATACCATTTATTTCCATTAGAATCTCGTACATCAAATATATCTATTACATTTTTATCTGCAATTTGTATTTTTGAAAAATCTTGAGCTGAACCGAATTGTACTTCAACTTCTTTGATTCTAGCAGATATTGCATTAACTTTTTTCTTGATTAGATATTGAGCCGGCTCATTAGTACCATCAACTCTTCGATACACACTAACTTCTCTTTCACTATCATCATTGAAATCTATAGCTTCACTTGTTCTAAATGTTACTCCTTCTTTTGATTCGATTACCATTCCTTGTTTTATTCTTAACGCATATGAGTAATCAGGTTCAACTTTACCATCACCAATAGATTTAGATGGTACAAGTTGATATATAGATAATTTAGTTAGTGCAGGATATGTTACCTTTGGTTGATATCCTAGGTATTTTGCTAATGCTAATACATTTTCTTCATCTTGAGCATATAACATCATTGATTCTTTCAATGTGTCATCTGTATAGTAAGATAGAGAATCTCCAATAAAAGATGCCATTTCAATGAACATCATACCAGGTGAAGATTCGTTAAAATCAGAATAAGTTTTTGGGAAGTATGATTTAGCATACTCAATAATATTATTTCTGAATTGAGAAAAATCTTTATTGAGATACTTTATATCCCTACCATTATTACTTTTAAAATTTGCTGAATTTAATGCCATACGTTACCCCTCTACTGTGAATGTTACTTCTTGTGTTTCTATTTGATTACCTACTGTGAATGATAATTTAAGTTCCGCTGTGTTTTTATCTTTCATCTCATCTGTCATATTTACATCAATTTCTTCAATTGATATATAAGGTAACCAAAAGTTAACACTATTAGTAATAGTTTCTTTTAACCTTTCTTCAAAACTATCATCCATTTGTTCAAATAGTAATGATGATAATCCTGTTCCGAAGTTTGGTTGCATTACTCTTTCACCTTTTTTAGTTAATAGTAAATTTTTTAAATTAGATTTTGCTTGTTCATATGATGAAAAAGCTGATTCAAAGAAACCAGTATTTCCATTTTTTACAGGCAAAGTAATTCCATATGCAAAATCATTAAATGATTTTGTATCCTTTACTACTTTTTTATCTAATATAAATGCCATTTTTTACCCCTTACCTTGTTTTAAATTTCTTTACAAGTGCAGAATTATCTCTATTTAATATTTTATCAAGTCCTGGTAATCCTGTTCGTACACCAAGTCCTGTTTTATTTGTTTTTGTTGCAACATCACCATATCCCATTTTATTAGCCATCTGAGTTCTTAATCCTCCAACTCCAGCTCCAGCTCCTTGAGAAGTAAACTGAACAGTTTTGTCCATACTCTCTTGGATTGGTTGTTGTTGTGGTAGATTATCTAATACCGATTTACCACCACCTGGTGTTGAGCTTCTTTGTTCTTTTGAAAAAGGCTTTGTATTATTTAAAACTTCATTCAATATTGGATTGTTTGAAAGTTTTTTTGTTGGTGTTTGTCTTTGTTCCTCAAGTGCAAGTTCTGCTTGTTCAAATGGGTCTATTACATCCTCTTGAACTACCTGCGGAGAGGGAACGCTGACTACACCTCCCTTCACCTCTGCTAATCTTTTATTTACTTCCTCTTCCAATATCTTTGGAAAAGTTTTAGATAAAAAACGTTCTTGTTGTTTGGCAGTTTCTACCTCAACAAGAGTCTTTATTACTTTTATTAATTGTTTGTTGTTCATTTTAAAATCTATTGTTCTTAATATAAATATATCTTCTTTAATTTTATGGTATTGTCCAACCTGTCCAAAATAGTACTCCAGGTGCTGGTGGAACTAGTGGAAACCCAGGATATAGTGAAATTGTTATATACATTCCTTGTATTGTAGTAGAATGTATTTGTAAACTAGCAACTAATCTATCTAAAAAAAGATTAGTATTATCAGTTGGCATCAATGGCCCAACCGGTGCCCAAGTTCCAGGTACAGTTGTAAATCCAGTTATAGTATAAAGATTTTGAAATGCTCCCATTGCTGGAATAATTGGTGGTGTATTTGATAATGTTGCTCCTGTCCAATATCCCAATACTCCTTTTCCTATATCATCTATAAATGTATGTAACCCACTTTTTTTTGATAAACTAATTTTACAAGCAATCTTAACCAATGTAAGCATTAGTGGTTTATTGGGTGTCATGATTGGTACTTGATTTGCGGTTTGAAGTCCTCTTCTAACACACATATCATATTCGTTAGTTAGTTTCTCTGCAAAATCATCTGAAGATTTTATACCTCCTTGATTCTTCATATAAAGAGACATATTATTTTTAAATATCTTCCAAGACATAACTACTCCGTATAATTAAGTGTAGAAAGTATAGTATCTAACTTAGATTTTATTTTGTTAAAATCACCTTTGTTATTTGGCCCCACTGCAGTTGGTCCTGATGGAGTTGAGAATACTTGTTTATTTATTGCATTAATTAGTTCTTCTAATAAATCAATTAAAGTTTGTCCTCTTGCAATTGGTTCTGTTGTTTCTTCTGTATTAAGATATATTTCTCCTGCTCCTCCAAGAATAAAAGTATTATTATCATTGGTAGTAATTCTAACATCTCCATTAAAATTCATAGATGCGCCATCATTACCATTATCAATACTAAATTTACCATCAGAAACAAATCCATAATTACCTTTAGAAAAGAAAATCATTTCAGATTCTTTGGATGATAATATAATTCTACCACTATTAATTAATATTTGGTCTCCTTTAAGTTCACTTGGATAATCATCAAATACTTCAGGAGTTGTTTCTAATGGAGTATCTGTTGTTCCAGGTGTAAAATCTGATAAGTATTCTCCACTTGTTATTGCAATTGTTGAACCATCATCTATAACATTTTCTTCTGTGATATCTCCTATCTTTAAATCATTTAAAGATTTAGAATTTTGTCTGTTTCTGATTATAATGGTCGGGGATAGAATATTATCCGAGTTATTATATCCACTAAAACGAATTGATTGTCCAAAACGAGATTGAAATAAATTATCTCCTTCGTATAGTTTTAATCTATTTACATTATTAATTTCAAAATAATCACCATACTTTGCTTCTGTTTTTGAATTAGATGTTGATTGAGTAGTACCTGTTTGTGATACACTTGAATATGAGGATGCTTTATTACCACTACTTTCATCATAACCATCAAATTGTTTTTTTCCTGCATTTTTAGATGCACTACCTTGGTTTAAAAACTTAACAGGTATTCTTCTATAATATCTACCTACAATTTCTATTGTTTCACCAACAATAGGTAAATCCAAGTTGGTTGAATTTTGTGGATAGTAAATTGGTAGTTTTTCTTCAGCCGTTACTTTATCACTCAAACGCCTTGCAACAACACATCCAACATTAAATAAATTCTTATCACCACTAAAAACTTCACTATGTCTATCTTCTACTGTATCTCTTAGTCTTGGATGTGTTTCATCTAATATCACACCAACTACAACAGCGGTATCTATTGAACTAACTCCCTTAGAATAGTTTGCAGAAGATGCAAGTGTTTGTTTAGATATTCTCTGGCTCATTAAGTTTTACCTTTTGTTTAAGTTCTTCTACTTCATTAGTGAGTTCATCAACTTTTACATCTTGTTCATCTGCTACTTGTGAAATAGTTTCATCTAATTGTTTTAATAATTGTTCCTTTTCTTCATCGGATAAAAAGCCGGTATCCCCTTCTGCTTTATGTTGTGCTCCAATTATTCTTTGTGCAATTGCTGCCATCTTGATTAGTGAATCATCATTCTTAACTGATGTATCAACTAAATCTTTTATGATTGGCCCAATTACTGCCATATCCCCTGCATGTCTAATTACCTTTTTCATTTCAGCAATTAGCTCAGAGATTCTTTGTTTCTTGTTTTGTTGATTATCATAGATATCTTTAAACAATCCACTAAGGTTCTTACCAGGAAATAATTCAAAATCTGTACTCATGATTATACCATATTAGTTGTATATAAATATAGTAAACGAAAAAACCTCACTTTTTAGGGTGAGGTTTAATCTTAAACGCGTTATTAGAATTACTTCTAATTCTTACTTCTTAATAATGTGGTACAGTACAAAAGCCCCTACAAGTCCTAACAGACCTTCAGCACTTAAACTTCCTAGAATGCCCATGATGTTATCAACTACTGATACTTCTGGCCAGAAAGGAATGTTTGTACCTTTGAAGAGTACTTCAAGTACAACTCCTAAGGCAATGATGCTAATACCAATTTTTGTTAATTCTTCAGCCCAAGAGCCTATTTTTTTCAAAAATTCCATATTGTTCTCCTTTTGTTTTAATTAAATGTGAATAACTTTTCCATCTTGCAAAACTAAGGGATATCCACAAATAACTATGGTATATATGATAAAAAAAAGTTCAATATATATTGAAACCCCAATTAAAGAAGTTTATTGGGTGTTTATATATTTATGTACAAAAAAACCCAACCGAAATTCGTTGGGTTTCTATTCCTAGCCACTTTATTATACGACAAGGGTTCTTTAGAATAAATAGTAAAATAATTACTTAAAGTATCTTTTTCTTAATAATATAATTGTGGATTACTAAAGTATCCATCTCACAATTTAGAAATGTTTGTATAGCTGATTTAGGGTCTAACACCATTGTTTGGTCTTTTAGATTAAATGAAGTATTTAGTACAATAGGGTATTCATTTATTCTATGTAATTCCGTAAGTAATTTATATACGTTAGGTTGTTGAATTCGTTTTAGTGATTGTATCCTAGCAGAACCATCTACATGAGTAATAGCTGGTAACTTTTGCTGGTGTTCTTCTTTTACTTTAACCACATGATTCATATAAGGAACTTGATGTGGATATTCAAAATATTTAGATTGGTCTTCTAATTTAACAATAGGAGCAAATGGCCTAAACCCTTCTCTTTTTTTGATTACTCTATTTACCCTAGATTTCATTTGAGGGTCTCTTGGGTTTGCAAATATAGAACGATTACCTAGTGCTCTTGCACCAAACTCCAATCTTCCTTGAAACCAACCAATAACATTTCCTTCTGAAATCTGTCTAGCTATAATTGGTATTAATTCGGAGTAATTACATTTTTGGTAATAAACATCCTTACTCATTTCTTCCAACACAGATTTAATTTGATTATCATTGTAGTAAGGCCCTAAGAATGGATTTGAATTATCGATACGTTTGGAATCCTTGTTGTTACTATAATAATAATGTAAAGCACAACCAATTGCTGAACCCGCATCAGATGGAGCTGGTGGTATATAAACTTTTTTATAATTAGTTTTGTTTATGATTTTACCATTAGCTGTACCATTATAAGCACACCCTCCACTCAAACAAAGATTATGAGTAGGTTTTTTAATATATAATTTATCAAGTATATGGAAAAGTATCTTTTCATAAGTTACTTGTAAACTAGCAGCAATATCTTTATGGTCTTGTGTTAGTTCATCTTCTGGTAATCTATTTGTAATTCCAAATAGTTCTCCTAGTTTTTCATTAAACATAAGTTCATCTGAATAATCGTATGTAAAATAATCCATATTAATTTCAAATGAATCATTTGTTTTAGATACCAACTCAGTAAACTTATCTTCATATTTAGATGAATCACCATATGGTGCCAACCCCATTACCTTGTACTCCCCTTCATTTGGTTTGAATCCAAGAAATGCTGTTATCGTAGAATATAACATTCCTAATGAATGAGGAAAACTTACACTACCTATTTTTGTGAGATTATTATCTTCACCATAATACATTGATGTGGTTTCCCACTCACCAACTCCATCTACTGAAAGTATTGTTGCTTTTTTAAATGGAGATGTATAATATGAATAAGCTACATGAGAAAGGTGATGGTCACTAAAAACTACTTTAGTTTTTTCACCTGTTATAACATTTAATAATGTATCTAATTTTTTATATTCATTTTTATTCCTAGAAATTATCTTTCTTCTGGTAAAATATTCCCAAATACCACCACGTTTAGTAGATGTTTCTATCCTATCTAGTTTTAAATCAGGTGTTTCATAAAAACAAATAGCATCTACATCATCTTTGTTTACTTTAAATTGAGAATATAACCACTTTATACTTTCCAATGGAAAAGAAGAATCATGTTTTATGCCTGTGAATCTTTCTTCTTCAACTGCACCAAGAACTTTACCATCTTTGATTAAAGATGCTGCAGAATCATGATACCCACAACTAATTCCTAATATGTAACCTTTTGACATTATTTAATAATTTTCATTATCCCAAAACTCATCACGAGTATCATTGAATTGACCAGTTTCTAAATATTCATTTAACATTTTCTTTTGATGTACTTTCATTACATTTACAACTTTAGTAATGTAGTGAGTTTTACAATCGGTCATTTCTCTTATGAGAAGATACAAATGTTTTTTATTAAAGTTTTCTATATGTTCACTTCTTCTAAATAATTCCAATACCGCATCTGCTATTTGTAAATCTCGTTTCTTAGTGAATACTGAGTTTAAATGTTTATCCCAATAATCCAACATTATATCTTTGAACTCCTTGAACTCATTATTCTCCTCATTCTTATAGAAGTCATTTTCAGGATTCCATGTTTCTGGCATTTCAGATATCAAAGCATTTTGTTTCCATCTTTTATAGTTACCATTATTCTTTAAAATTAAATGGTTCTTTGCTATAATAGTAAAGTAAGAAAATGCTCTACCCTTACCTTCCTTAAACATATGCATTTTTTCTACCATTGTAGAAACTACTTCTGTTTGTATATCTTTTTTAGGAACTTCAAAGTAAGTAAACTTAAATGTATTTAAAACATTTTCTGCAAGTTTTTCAAATGGATACTTAATTCGTTCTTCATATATTTTAGACCTTTCTTCTGGGTCTGAAGATGCATTGTATTCTACTATAGCTTCTTGAGCAGGTGTACCAAAATATATTTTGGATTTTTTTCTTCTTTTCTTTGGCATATTATAATTGGTTATTTAAATCTTCTACTATCTTTTTTAATGCTTCAAAAGTAACACCAACCTCATCATCTTTTTCAAATGCTTGTTTAGTATCTAACTTTCTCATCTCAAGTACTGCTAATTCTACTTTATCTCTGATAGATTTAACTGTTCCTATTAATCTATCTTCAAGTTGTTCGTTTTGTTTTAATAGGTTTCGAACTCCTATTAGTAGTACAATGTTTATGACTACTGAAATTCCTATAACAATATTATAGGTAGTTAATAATTCTATCATGAATTTGGTTTTAATTTAATATCATAACCACTAAACTTATTCATATAAGAAGTGATTTTTGTTCCATTACCATCTCTAAAAACTTTTCCATTTTTAAAGTATCGTTTTACAGAACCCTGTCCTCCAAGATGTGCTGCCGCTAATATTCCACTCTCAGTAACCAACATACCATTAATTGTTTTACCATCGAAGGTATCAATATAAAGTTGTAGTTTTTCTTTGTTGTGTAATAATAAAGCCATCATTGCTTCTTCTTGTAGTTGTGGGTTATTTAGGAATTCATTTTTTGATACTTTGAATCCTAGTCCTTTCAGAGTTGATTTTCCAAATTGATACTTACCCATGTATCCCCATTTGTTTGTGATATCATATCTGTTACCACTTTCTCTGAACCCAATAGCATCTAAAAAGTTATCTAACTCTTGTTGGTGATATTGTTCTATTCTAATTTTTTCTTCTTCGATTTTTAAGAGTTCTAATTCTCTTTCTTTTTCTTTTTGTAAATCAATTAATTCAGTTTGATTATTATTTAATTCCTTTGTTACTGCGGAATCAATCATTCCAAATGATAGTAACGAAACTACTATCGTAAATATAATTTGTTTTTTCATAAGGTCTCCCTTTTAATTAAACATACTTCTATAACAAATATACGAAAAAATTTTCATATATCCAAATAAAATGATAAAAAATTTAAGCTTCACCATGTGGGCCGAAGTATAACCCACTCATAACTACATCATCTTCTATATTGGATGATTCTTGTTGTAGTGTATCGAGGACAGTTTCCATGTCTTCAATATTTTCTTGTATTTTAGATTCTAACTCTTTCTCTGTAATCATACCATTTTCTAATATAACATCAATAAGTGTTTGCATGATAACGTTTTGTGTTAACAATCTCTCATTTAGTTTTTTTATTGCTGCCTTTGATGTTAAGTTCATCTAATAATTCCTTTATGGTATTTGGATTGTCATCTCCATAGATTAAATCACCAAACGATTTGGTGATTGATGTATTCTGGTACCCAATAGCCGATGCTAACCGAACACACATAACCTTGTATTCATGGATATCCATATCATCAGGTACATCTAATTCGATTTTACTTGCTTCTCTATTGATATCGATAAAGTCTTTTTCTGTATAGCTAAATATAAGTTTTCCCATTATTAAATAAATTATAAGATTTCACCACCAGCTGAAAGATATCTTTCTGCTTTTTTATATTTCATAAACTCAGTAGAACCATCAGATAATTTTACCATTACCCTTTCGTTTCTACCATACTTTTTTCCTCGTGTGATTGTAGTAGTATATCTTCTATCAGAATCTGTTATAAGAATACCATCAAGATGGTCTATCTCGTGTTGAGCACATACACACTCTAACAATCCTTCATCATTAAAGAAATCATCAGAATCTTCCCATTCCTTCTTAGTTGGTGAAAATATAACGGTTCCTAAATTATCACATTCTACTGTAAATGATTTATGTCTTACTGTTTTTACTGGTTTTCTCATTGTTTTATCTAATGATAAACATTGTTCCACATAAGCAACTGTATCTTTTGATACCTCAGTAACAACAGGATTTATTAAAACGAGTGGTTCTGATACGTTGATTACACAAGCACGAACATCTAAACCTATTTGGTTGGCTGATAATCCAATACCACCATGTCTTTTTAATTCTTGTAAAAGAGTTGTTGATACCGAATTAATTTCCTCTTGACTCATTGGCCTTCCCACCAATGGTACTTTTAGTTTACTTGGATTTTTAATTAGTTTCATTAAATAAATTTAATTGGTTTGTTGATAATTTTCTACTTGAAGTAGGTTGTCCCCATCCTCTAACATATATTGTTCTACCACCATCTGGTGATTCGAATATTTTTGCATCTTTCATTTTCTCAGAAAGGTTATCTTGGAATTTTCTTCCCTCACGATATAATTCTCTTACTTTTTTTCCAAGTTCCATATCATTGGGGTAATCGTTTACTAATTGTTCTATGTTCATTATTCTGCTATGTTTAAATATTTTTCTAATAACCAAGATGAAGATTGTACTTTATCTCCCAATCCCCATACTGATTCTATTCCATATGAATTACATACATCGTTTTCTGGTGTGGTTGTTTCAGTTCTATCACCACCATTACCAAATGCCATTACACCTTTTGGTAACTCACCATGTTCTTTAATCCATTTGTTTTTTGCATGGTCTATGAAATCTATTGCTGTATCATCTCCATGTATAAGTGGATTCATTACATAAACATAATCCACATCTCTTAAGGATTCCATTATGAAAGCTCTTTCATCTTCTTTCATAAATGATTTTCCCTTTTTTCTATGTAACCAACTATCGTTATTTAATCCTATCCAAACTTCATCTGCTAACTTTTTAGCATTTTGGATACACTCGATATGGCCTTTATGAACAGGGTCAAATCCTCCACTAATTAATATTACTTTATATTTTTTTGCCATTATAAACTATTTGTTATACAAATATACGAAATATTTTTTAATTATACAAGTCTTTCTTTATTTATTTGTTTTAATTTATTAGAAGAATCCAAAAAAGATAAATCCAATTTATAATTTTTCAGTTTTTTATCTTTAAATATATCTTCATAATAATTTATTTCTAAATTCAAATCAGCTGATAATCTATCGATAACTTCATTTGTTTTAGAAAGATATTCTTTAAAAAAATAATAAGAATCATCTTTATTGATTTTCTCATGTCCCCATTTTCTATCTATCTTACCTGTACTATATTTTTTCATAACGTAGTAAGATTCTAATTGTTCTATAAAGTT